GGGCGGTCATCGGGTGGGGTGGGTGGGTAGGCCAGGCTGGACAGGCTGGTGATCCAGGCTGGTGATCGATATACGCGCGGGCACGCTCGCCTGCACGTACGCGCCCGCGCTGCACGCGTGCAGTGGGCGGCTTGCGGTCCACCAAGCCACTGCTAATCCGCTATAAGCCCCTTATTTGCAAGGGTTTATGGCTGGTTGGCTGGTCGGTTGTGTCTGGATTGGGCTGGACTTGTCTATTCTCACGCACCCAGGCCCGCGCGACCCCCCCCACCCGGGGGGAAGGACTGGCAGGTGAATGGTCGACGATCCCCCCATCTTGTTCTCGGTCAAAATATTTGCCCCCCCATCTTGCTCCGCCCAAAAAATATCCGCCCCCCCCTATCCGCCCCCATTCGCCCACCTGACTTCGCCCTTCGCCTACTTGCCCTTCGCCCCTTTGCACCTTCGCTCTTTGCCCTTGCCATCTGCCCGATCTCGATTTGCCCTTAGCACGAGGCAAGACATCCCAGTAGTGCCTTAGCGTCTCCCCTTTAACAGGTAATAGTATACCATATTGCAAGCCCGTTGCACCATTGTATAATTTGACCCCCTCAAAAGTTGCATCACTGCACGCGTGCAGTTGACCGCCAGTTGGGCTCGGCGACGGGTTCGCGGTCCTCGTTATTCTCGCGTTCCATCCTGGCTGCTTCGGCGATGATGCGTTCCTGCTGGGACTGGAGCGGGGAGCGTGGGGCGAGGTGGTTGTGGGTGACGAGCACGCCGATGGCGGACGCGAACGAGTCGAGTCGGTCGTCGTGCTTGAGGCTGCGGGGCGCTTTGGTGATGCGAGAGAGTTGGTGCTGGAGCTCGAACTCGCGGGGCAGATCGGGCGAGGGCTTGAGCGCGTCGGGGTGGATCACGAGCCGGTGAGTGTTCATCACTGGTTCGAGGGTTCCGATGATGCGTTCTTCCTTCTGGCCGTGGGAGCGGTGGGGGATGACGTTGCAGGTCCACGGGTCGCGTTTGCCAGCGGCTTTGATGTGTGATTCGGCCATGCCGCGGTCAACGGCCTGGGTGAGCGACTGGCCGAACGCACCGAACACGTCCGCGTTAGACTCAAAGAACAGTTCTCGGACGTTGTAGAACTGGCACTGGCCGATGATGTAATCGAGGGTGGCGGTGGATATGCCATCGCGGAGTCCCTGGACGGTGTGGACCCAGTAGTAACCCCCGCCGGCGGAGGCGATGGTCATGCCGAGTTCGTCTTCGCCCTTGCCAGCGGTGTCAAGGAAGGCGATGGTGCGGAGGTAGTCGTGCCAGACTGGCTCGAACATGATGGGGGCGTGCAGCCGGTCGGCGGCGTTGCCGAGCATTTGGATGTCGATGGCGGTGGATTGGCCGTTGTGGTCCTTGGTTCCCCACGAGATCGAGGCTGGGTGCTTGGCTGGGTTGACCGGGAACCCGATCAAGTCGGCGATCCTGAGCGGGTGTCGGTGGGCGACGTTGAGGTTGACGACGCAGCACGACTCCATCAGAAACTCGCTCATGCCCTCGGCCAGCCGCTCGTTGACTTCCTTCTGCGGGAAGCGGTGCGGGAACGTGGGAGCCATGACTGCGCCTTGGCCCGTGTCCATGCGACGCTTGATGGTGGGCGAGAGGTTGATGATCTTCCACGACGGGTCGGGATAGACGATCGGAAAGGTCATGAACGCATACCCGCGACTGGCGAGTTTGGCGTACACGGTATCTTCGTGCTTGACGGTGCCGACCACGAGGATCTCGGGCGGGTCAACCATCTGCATCTTGGACCATTCGTTATCGGGGTAGATGATGTTCTTACCCTCGCTGATGACGGTGGCCAGTTGCTCGCGACCGTCGAGGGTCTTGGTGTTGCCCTTGGTTTCGATGTCGTCAAAGAACAGGGAGTGGGCACGGTTGTTTTCGAGCTGGCCCGACAAGCCATAGCACGAGACGGACGGCTGGCGGTTGTCGCCGGCGATCTGGCCACAGTCAAAGCACTTCTTGGCATCGCGCTGGCCGCGACGTGGTGCCAGGTGTTGCAGGAACCAGACGTTATCCATCCACGAACGCATCATGTGGGTGGTCTTGACGGCGGCCGGCTCGGACTTGGAGACTTCGAGGATTTGGCGGTTGGGGTCGCGGAGCAGCCGGTAGAGCGGGAGGGCTGCCGCGATGAGGTGGGTCTTGCCTACCCCTCGGAGTGCCAGCACGCCGCGTCGGTTAGAGCCGGGCGGGAGGTCGGGGTGTTCGCCCGAAGCCCAATCGCACATCTCGATTTCAAGGTCGGAGAGCGGCGCGACTTTGTGGAACCCGCGATCGTCCCAAATGCCCCGCACGAAGTCGCTGAACCGCGAGCAGATTTTGGCCATGAACACTTCAACGTCGATTTCGCTCATGATGCCATGGCCTGTTCATCTGTTGAGAGCCCGTTGGCGGATGGGAGTCCGCCAAACTTGAGCCCGCCCGTGGTGCGGAGCCGACTGACGATCTGGCCAATCGAGTTGGTGGCCGTGGGTGTTACCGTAACCCCGGAATGTTTGATCCGGTCGAGGATCACCTTCATCTCGGCGGCCGTGAGGTCGCGGTTCTCTTCCTCGCCGGTCTGCGGGTTGGTCGCGATCTTGCCGTTGGTCAGCCAGTCGAGAAGTTTCTTGTCGTAAAGGTCACTAATCCGAGCGGCGAATTCGTCGTTCATATGTCCACGTTTCCTGTTCTAACGATGTAGTTCCACGTTGATGTTCCGCGCCACCAGAAGCGGTTGTTGGCCGTGTCGATGTACAAGTCGCCAACCGTCCCGCCGGTTGGGTCGCCCGAGCCGGTGTTGCATACCGGCTCAAACGTCGCGGCCCCGCCCGTCGTGAACTTGATTACAGACTTGTTGGCCGGGATGGCCCCGTTGGGCAGGGTGATGGTGGTCGTGAGTCCACCGGCCGGGTTGGGCAAGACGATGTAGTTGGTCCCTCCAGACTTAGCGAGGAATACAGACTCGATGGTGGCTGTCGAGGCAACAAGCCCGGCATCTCCCGAGAGCGAGGCCAGTATTGTGCCCGCCAAATCGCGAACTTGCAAGGCGGTGTCAACGCCGTCGTCGATCACGAGTTCGAGCGGGAACACGCCGGTCGGGGCCGTGATGACGTTGCGGCCCGCGGCGGACGGCGAGAGCGTGACCCCGGTGAGCACGCCGGTATCGACCATCGCTTTCACGGTTGGCCGGTCGGTCTTGTTTGCCCGCAACTGGGCGAAGTCCTGGCGGATCGCGTCGGGCCGAACTGACGGTGGTGGTTTACTCATGGTTGTGGCTCTGGCTTGACCGACACTGATGGCAGTCCGGCTCCGATCATGTTAAGGATGTTGTTTATTCCGGCCATGTTTTGCCCGGGCGCAAATGTTCGTTGTGACTTGAGGTCTTGCTTGCTGTACGCGTATTCATCGCCGAGCAGCCACGGGGCTACAAGGCCGCGTGCGGCGTTGCCGTACTGGGTCAGAGTGCTAAGCGTGGGATTTCCAAACACGATGTCTGATTCCAGCCCGGTACTCCGCTGATTACTGAAAACTCGCTTGCCAAGCACGCCGCCAACCGTGTCTATGGCCATCGGCATCCATGCCGAGAAACTGGCCCGCGTAAACGCGGCCTTCATGATCTCGGACGCGGCCAAACGCTTCTTGAGGATTTCTTCCTTGTCGGGACTGCCCTGTGCTGCAAGGTACTCGCGTGCCACGTAGCCGGTCGCGCCGAACAACGACGAGAGCGTCCACATGCGGAACGTCTCGGCGTTGCGGGCTTGCACGCCGTAAGCCAGAGCCTTCTCGCTGCTGCCGACCATGAACGAGCGGAACTGCATGATGAGCCTGCCCATCGTGGTCGTCATCCACGGCATCGTGTTACCCATGTCCTGCTGCTGGACCACGCGGCGAGAGAAGCGGTCGAGTACGTGAATGAACTTGGAGGCCGCTTCTACGTCATCCCACTTGCCGGTGTTGATCTCGATGAGCACGTCGCCCTTCTCAAACTTCGAGTGGCTACGCATCATCGCGCCGATTCGATCAGCCCACGCGCGATCCATCCCGAGCAGTGCCAGGTTGCGGTCGGTGATGGTGTGATTCTTGAGCGCGATGTCGGCAAACTTCTGTGCCGCACAAAGACCAACTACCCGTTGCAAATACGTCTGCAATGGGGCCATACCAGAGTAAGTGGCGACGAAGTTGGACGCTCCCTTGGCCATCCTGGATGGCGTGCCCCCTAAAATCTGGTTGGACGCGTAGTCGTCGAATCGTGTGTCAATATGGCCGCGAAGTTGGTCGGTGCCTAAGCCTGTGATTATCGTAATTTCGCGGAGAAGTTGGTTGCTGAGTTGTCCGTTTTGGGCCAACTTGAACACTTCCGTCAGGGCTGGCATCTGTTTCTTAAATGCGTCGTCGAGCATGTGAGCGCCGAGCAAGTTGCCAACGTCGCCAAGGTTGCCGAGTCCGCCCTGACCCAACAGGCGGGCAAGGTTGATGTCACGAATAATCTGTAGCGCGTCACGAATCTTGGGGCTTTTGATAACGTCCTGGCGACCGCCCACCATCGTCGTCCAGTAGGCGTGGAGCATGTCGAGGTCTTGGGCGAACGTCTTTAAGCCCTTGGTATCGAGCGTGCCCGCGTCGTGCATGTCCGTCGCGTCTTTCTTGAGACG